AAGCAAGCATCTAAACTTCTCACCAAGAAGAAAGCAGCAGCACCAAAAGGTGAGAAGATTGAGAGAACAACGAAGAAAGAATATACCAGAGATGAGAAGAAGAAAATGGTGAGAGCTGGTAAGCGTTTGCATAAAGACATCATCAAGGGTAGAGAGAAAGACGCATCACACTATACTCCTTGATACTTACTGGGCCCTGTAAAGTGTCCCAGTAGTATGAACAGCACTAACGCACAAATGGACCGAGTTGAGATCAACCGCTCCATTATGGAGATTAACTTCAAGAAAGAGAAGTTGCAGCGTCAAATTGATGCAATGAACGCACACATTCAGCACCTTGTTGCACTTCGTGAAATGAAACAGTTTGACGAAACTCCTCTCTTTGACGAAATGTTTGGAGGTTGATGATGCAAATTGATGATAAACTGATCCGAGTGATTGATAATCTCACCAATGCAGTGAATGTATGCTATGCAGTAGACAATAGCAATGATGATGATTATGAAAAGACCTATCCTTTTGCGACTGGTTATTCTAAATCTGCAATGAATGGTGCAATAGATGATCTCTCGCGTATTGTAGAATATCTTCGCAAAGATATGTAATATCGGGCCCCTCAAAGTGTCCTGATAGTATAAGCACCACCAGCACCCTTCACAATCGCCTAGAAGGGTGCTATAATTGTTTTTTGGTATCTAACCACCTGACCGTGACTATTACTCTTCGTCCGCATCAGCAACGCATCCTACATCGTATGCTTGTTTATACCAAGGGTCAAATTGTTGTCCCTACTGGTGGTGGCAAGACTATCTGTATGAGTATGGATGTCAAGGAGAATTGCAAGTATATTGACAACGGTATGACTACTGTTGTTGTTGCTCCGCGTATTCTTCTTGCAGAACAACTGTGCAGTGAGTTTCTGGAAGTTATTGATACTTCTAACACTCACGTTATGCACGTTCACAGTGGTGAAACACATCACTATTCTTCTACCAAACCCGAACAGATTCATCTGTTTGCTAACACTGCTCGCACAGCTGGTGAGAATGTAATCATCTTCACCACTTACAATTCTCTTGAGCGTATTCAGCAAGCAGATATTGAGGTCAATACCATTTACTTTGATGAGGCACACAATTCTGTCCAGCGTAACTTCTTTCCTGCAACTGAGCACTTCAGCAATGTAGCAGATCGTGCATACTTCTTTACTGCAACTCCCAAACATTCTCTGACTGCTAACAAACCAGGAATGAATTGGGGTGACGTTTATGGTCAGGTTCTGTGCAATGTTCCTGCACCTGAGTTAGTTGAAGGTGGGTTCATTCTTCCTCCTAAAGTTGTAGTCAAGCAACTGCCTTTGGTTAAAGGTCGCAAGGTAATGTATGCAGAGGATAGTGACAATCTGCTGGAAACGATTGATGACAACAACATCGACAAAACTCTGATCTGTGCTCGCACTACCAAGCAGATTATGGGTCTTATCTCTCAATCTGACTTCTGTGCTCAACTTATGCAGCGTGGATATTCTTGGATGACAATTACATCCAAGACTGGTGCAATCATTGACGGTAAGAAGGTCAATCGTGAGCAATTCTTTGAGACGCTTAATGCTTGGGGTAAGGATAGCAGCAAGAAGTTTGTTGTGATCCACCACAGTATTCTGTCTGAGGGTATCAACGTCAGTGGACTTGAAGCAGTCATCTTTATGCGTAATATGGACTACATTGGCATCAGTCAGTCTATTGGTCGTGTTATTCGCTTGGGTGATAGCTCTAAGAAGTTTGGTCTAGTTTGCATCCCAACTTATGACAGTGTTGGTATCAGCACTGCCCGCAAAGTTCAGGCAGTTGTTGATGTCGTCTTCAATCAAGGTCAACCCGCTATCAGTGAGATCCGCCGATGAAAAACTCTAAGAACTGGAAAGCTTACTGCCAAACCACATACAACTCCCTTCGTGCTAATATAGACAACTGGGGTGATCCTGATTTCTTCCGTCCCATCACACGTTTGTATTACATTGGTGTGTTTGATTGTGGCACTTCCAATCATATGGGTTTGATTAGCTATGAAGCACTGCACAATCCCAAAGAGCGTACAAAAGATCATTGTTTGTCCCCTCAATTCATTGGTCGGATGATTATGGACAACCCAGACAAATATCTGGATGATTATGACATCTTTGAGAACTTGTTTTGGTTGTCTTGCTCACTGATTACTGTCACCAAAGATGAGAACAGGCGTCTAAGTATGCTGACTGAGAATGATGGAATTGACTACAAAGTTCACGTTCCAACTAATCTAAAGTATCAGCACCTGGGTATCAAACTGTATCAGAAAAGGGGATCTAGTTGGAAAACTGCTGTAGAATACGATGACAACATCATCCCTGCACCTTCTGATCTCCTAGAATACGAAAAGAAGTTCCTAGTATGAAACTCACAGAACAAAAGACAACTATACTAGATCCTAAGCCTGTGGAGGAGGGGTTTATGGTTGGCAAATATACTGATCCATTGTGTTATGCTGCTGTGCCTGTTATTGGTAGCACTACACAACTAGCAATCATACATCAGGGGAGTGTAATCAAATACTGTCGCAATCGTCAATCTGCGATTAACTTCATAGAGAAACATCGCAAGGGAAAGAGTGTAGCAAAACTCCCAGTTGAGTAATCACTGGGCCCTCTAAAGTGTTCTAGTAGTGTCTGGAGCACAATGCTCCATAATCAATCTCAAATGCAAGACAAAATCGCACAGGTTAAAACCTTCGTGAATGAGAATGTTTCCAATGAACTTCTCAAGAACATTGGTCTCTCCACTGCTATTCTGTTTGTCGTAATTGTTGCACAACTTCTTATTCACGAAGTTGTTGCAGTTGTTGATGCAATTCCTGTGTTCAATGGTATTATGGAAATCGTTGGACTTGTGACTTTCATTAACTTTACTCGCAACAATCTTTTAACTGGCGAACAGCGTACTGCACTGGTTGAAAAAGTAAAGAACACTTACAATAGTGTTGTTGCTTGAGGGTTTATCCCTCTTTTTTATGATTATGTAACTGGGCCCTCTAAAGTGTCCTTGTAGTATAGACTGAAACGCAATGAAGAACCTCCATCTTGAACACCCCGAAGATACTATTCTGACTGGAGATCTCTCCTGTCTGGATTGGTTTTGTGAGCAAGATAGTTTCATTAGCACCAAGATGGATGGCGCTCCTGCTATTGTTTGGGGCACTAATCCTGCGACTGGTAGGTTCTTTGTAGGCACCAAAGCTGTATTCAACAAGAAGAAGATCCGCATTGCACATTCTCACAATGAAATTGATGCACACTATGAGGGTAAAGTTGCGCGTATTCTTCACGCTTGCTTTGATTGTCTTCCTCGCACAAAGTCTATCATTCAAGGTGATTTTATTGGGTATGGTGGTAGTGATAGTTTTCGCCCCAACACGATCACTTACATCTTTCCTGAAATAGTTGTTCAAGATATTATCATTGCACCTCACACGATTTACAATGCATTGGAAGATCTCCGCGATGCATATGCATTTCCTTTGCAATCCAAACTGATTAGCACCCAAAAGTGTTTGTTTGTGCAACCTGATGTAGAATTGCATCCTCACCGCGATGATTTGGTTGAAGTTTGTAAGTTTGCCAAGCAAATGTCTATGTTGTGTGAGTTTGTAACTCCAAACAAAGCAACACAAATCAAAAAAGCGATCAATGAGTGCATCCGCGTTGGAAAGTCCGTGAATGAAGATGAAATTGCAGAAAAATGCGATTGTGACATCAACCTGATCAGATTGTGGCGACTCGTTAAGTCTATCAAGGATGATATGTTCTGCTTCATTGATGAGACTGACGAAATTGGTTGCTTGCTTGGTAATGAACCAACTCTGCACGAAGGTTATGTTATCACGAACAAGTTTGGTATGTTCAAGATAGTTGATCGTGAAGAGTTCTCCCGTGCAAACTTCATTATGGAGAAGGCGTGGTAGTTATTACTGGGCCCTCTAAAGTGTCCTTGTAGTATAAGCACAAGATCAAATGACTCCCGAACAGCAGTATCAGCAACTCTTCGAGCAAATGTATGCTCTTTGTGAGCAGAATGAGTGGGGAGATCCGTTCTCTTATGCTCGCTCCCGTGAGATACATATGGCAGGCGTTTTGGGGCACAAGATTGCTGACGATTACAGCGGTGCTGACGCTTATGACGAAGCTGGTGGTGCAGAGTATAAATCTACCATTGCAAAAACTATCAATGCAACCTATAATGGTATCAGTGTTCAAGATAGTTGGGAAGAGCAAGAGCGTTATTTGATTGAAGATAAGATTGGTAAGTACAAGAACCACTATTATGCACGTTATGAGGGTGGTAAGATTGTAGAGGTGTGGAAGTTGGATTGTGACGACGTTCTTGCCATTATTCTTCCCAAAGCGAAGAAACAATACCCCCAAAAGAAGAATGGTAATGCCAAAGATCCCCGCATCGGTATTACTATCTCCAAGAAAGAGATTTATGCTGTTGGCACCTGCATCCTTGGTTGAATTATGACACATCTAGACAGTGGAAAGTTAATGTATTCGAGTGGTAACAATGATGAATGTTACACTCCAAGTTATGCCGTTACTCCTATTCTGAAATACATTCCAGAAGGTGTAAAAGTCTGGTGTCCATTTGATACCGCAGAGAGTGAGTTTGTCAAGCAAATATCCCAAACTCATAGTGTAGAATACTCGCACATTGATGAGGGAAAAGATTTCTTTACCTATGAACCTTTTCACTGGGATGTAATTGTATCCAATCCACCATTTACAAATAAGCGTAAGTTTTTTGAGAGAGCACTATCATTTGAGAAACCATTTGCACTGATTATGACTAACACTTGGTTGAATGATAGTGCTCCGAAGCAGTTATTCAAGGAC